TACGTAGCGGATAAGGAAGCCGCCACTGCCAACTCGTCGTTGGTACAACCGTCCTTCACGACTGGGATGATGAGGAATACGTAGATGGCGTTCGAAGACGAGTTCCTGGAACTCATGCCTCACACGATTCAGGTCCAAGCCTGGACGGGGCAAACGTCTGACGGCACACAGTCGTATTCGCCCACCATCAAGTCGTATCGAGCTCGCATCGTTGGGAAGACGCTTTCGCTTCGCCGCCCCCTTGTTGAAGGGGATACCATCTTGTACGACGCCTACGTGGCGACGGGACCGGAGGCCATTGGCTTACGCGATAAGATCACCCTTCCCAACGATGCGCGATATATCAATCGCTACCCGATCCTATTCTCGGTAGGCATCTACGACGACGGCGACGGGGCGCACCACTCGAAACTGCAGTTTGGGTGGCAGTACCACCGGCAGGGACAATAGTCATGGCGATACGAGGCCTGGCGGCGGAGGTGTCCAGCATCAGCCGGATGGCTAGTTCGTTGTCTAGGCCGTTGACCAAGCGCGAATTGGTCGGGGATGAAGCCGTGATTCAGAACTTGATTCAGATCGAGGATCGTACCGTGGCGATCGCCGCGATGATGTCGGCCCGGGTCTCAAAATTGATCAAGATCGATTCAGATGAAGCCTGTCCAGAGTCGGAGCCGGGGGCGGACATGCCGACAGATGAGGGCGTAGGCCGGACGTTGATCGGGACCGGGTATCGAAAGAACCTGGGGGGGATCACGGCCGCATACACGGGCAGCACCGAATACGGCATGACGGGATTCAGTAACTGGGGGATGAAGGGACTGACCCGGATGTACCGGAACGAGTACGAAGTCGGATACGGGGCCGTGTACGCGGTGTGGGTGCATGAAGGCGTGACGAATCCCAAACATACGGGACCGATCACCTACACGAAGCCCGGATCGGGATCGCACTTCTTGTCGAACGCATTTGCCAAGTACGCGACGAAATTCCCGAAGAACCTCGAATTGGAGATTCAGTCCGCGATCCAGAACGTCGCCAAAGCCAATGTGCGGACCCGGCCCACGGCCCCTCTGGGTCTGGCGAGCCCACTTCGTCCAGGACTGCCGTTGCCCCCGAGGAAGAAATAATGAGCACCCTGGTCGAATTGGCGACTCGGTTAGCGACGAATGCCGTCATTGGCCAGATTACCAGTCCCGCGACCATTTTCCAGGGACCGATGCCGATGACTCCTGACGCGTGTGTCTCGGTGCGACGGTACGGGGGCGGGGGCGTTGAGCGAGCGATGGGGACCAGTTCGACGCCTGTAGCCGATTCGATTCACTTCCAGATTCTGGTCCGTGACGCGGCGCAGTCGGCCGGGGAAACGAAGATTGCGGCGATTCTGACGGCGTTGGACAATTACTCGGGGACGTTGGGATCGACCCGGTATCTGTTGATTTCCTTGATGTATGGGCCGGTCGATATGGGACGCGACGAAAGTAATCGATTTGTCTGGTCGTTGAATTTTCGAGCGTTGAAGGCACGATCATGAACGTGTTGCAGTTGCAATTGCTGGCTATTCGGGCGCAAGCCGCGGCTCTGATCGCGGTGATCGATGCGACGGTGACGGAGGAGGAGAAACCGACCGCGACGGTGGCCAGTTCTCCCCCAGAAGTCGTAGGAAGTGCGTTGGATGTGTCGTCGTGCGATCACCCGGCCGCGCATCGGGTATCGGCCGCGACGATGGGTAACTTGACTCGCGCGATGTGCGGAGTCTGTGGGGAGGACGTACCGGTATGACGTACCGACATGTGGGAGACGCACCGATTGGCGTCGGATCTCGCCAAGTGCAGAATGGAGAGACCTTCGACGCTGATGGGGCATCGGAGGTAATCAAGTTCTTTCTCAAGATCGGGGCGATTGAAGAAGTGGCATCCCCGCCACCTCCGCCTCCCCCGGTGTATCGGAAGACCATCACCCGCAAGATCGCGGAGGAGGACAACTAAATGGCACCGCTTGTTTTGACCAACGCCAAGATTCTTCTGGGCGGCTACAATCTCTCGGGGTACGCCAACAACGTCGCACTCAACTCGGAAATCGAGATGCTGGACGACACGGTCTTTGGCACCTCCGGCACTCGGTCCAACAAACCGGGATTGAAGAACATCACGCTGGCGGCTGGGATGTTCTGGGACACGGCGATTGACGCGATGATGTTTGCGCGTATTGGCGCGACTTCAGAAGTCACGTCCATTGCGCCGATTGGTGTAGCCGAAGGCGACACCGTCTACTTCTACAAGTCGCTCCAGGGTGCCTACCAGCCGGTCGGGGGCGGGGTTGGGGAGATCATGCGGGGCGACCTAGACGGCAAGGCCGCAGGGGTCAACCTGGTCCGAGGTTACCTGATGGCGACAGGGGCCAAGCTTGTCACGGGAACCGGGACGGGGGCCGTGTACGGCTTATGTGGGGCGGGGAAGCGGATCTTCAGTGCCCTGCATGTCACGGCCATTGGCGGGTCAGCCGTCCCCACGATCACCGGGATCATTCAGTCGGACGACAATGTCGGGTTCACCAGTGCGACCACACGGCTGACCCATACGGCGATGACCGCGATCGGCAGCAACTGGCAGCAAGCGAATGGGCCGATTGCGACGGACACGTACTGGCGGGCGTCGTGGACAATTTCTGGGACGGACCCGTCGTTGACCGTGTTCTGGTCGTTTGGGATTCTCTAACCTGGTAAATGGAGGCTGGCAATGGCGACTCTGGTATTTACGGACGCATACGTGTACATCAACAGTGTGGATCTCAGCGACCATGTCAAGCAGGTGGCCCTGACCTATGAGGCCGAGATCCTGGACAGCACCGTGATGGGAACCGATGGCACTCGGGCCAACATCCCGGGGTTGAAGAACTGGTCCCTTGAGGTGACGTTCCTTCAGGACTACGGTGCCGGGACAGTGGACGTGACGCTGTTTGCGCTGGTGGGCGCTCCGGCGTTCCCGATCTGCATCCGGCCGGTCAAGTCCTCGCTGGTCGGAACTACCAACCCGGACTTCGAAGGTAGTGCGGTCCTGGCCTCGTATCCGCCGATCACGGGCAACGTCGGCGCATTGGGTGAGTGCGCCGCGTCGTTCAAGTGCGCGTCGGCGTTGGCGCGGAACGTGACCTGATGGTACGCCGCCCCGGGAACGGGCTTAGTCGCCCGTCTCAGCGGTTTTCGGGTGGGGGGCGTGTCCCGGGATGCCCCCCGGCCCATCAATCGGCCGGTACGCCACGCTAAGCACCCTGCAGGGGGTGGGGGTTTGGCCCCGTATCGGACCACGGACCCATGGAGGGTATACGTCATGTTAAAAGCGATATCCCCGTTCACGTTGTTCGAGTCCTTCGACAAGATGCCGAATGGGATCGCCATTCGCCGTCGTACACTCCGCTACGATCTCAACTCCCTGGCTGACTTCGAACAAGAAGTCGGGATGGGGTTCGCCCAGTTGATGGCGACTCGTGCCATCTTCGCGACGGCTCGCGCGTTGCTCTGGGCTGGTCTGAAACACGAGCAACGCGGGTTGACCGTCGAGGACGTGGGCGACCTACTCGGGAAGTACATGAAAGAGGGCGGCGATCTGACAACCGCATTGCAAGCTGCATTCCAAGCCGCAGTAGAACAGGGCGCATTGGGATCTCCGGACGCGGCAATGCTGGCGGCAGCGGAGGGATCTACACCCCCAAACCCTCCCAGTCCAGCGATCAGCGCCCCGACCGCCCCGTCCGAGGACGGAAACAGCGGCAACTGACGCATCGCTGGACCGAGTGGATCACCGACAATGAGCCAGTGGCCTTCGGGCCACTGGGTCTTCGACCAAAGGAGTTCATGGCAATGACTCCGAACGAGTACCACGCTTTGTACGAGGGGTGGGTCTGGCGCACCCGTACAGACGAAGACCGTCACGCGATCTGGACGGCGGTGCTGGTCAATCACATGGGCACTCTGAAAACCGCACGGACGGCTGAACAATTGTTGGGTCGGCCGTTGACTGGACCTGCGAAAGCGAGACACTGATGCCTGCTGGAACGAGCGTCGGGGCCATTTTCGTTAGCGTGGGAGCGGACACCGCCAATCTCGCTGCCGGACTGTCGCGAGCCGAAATGATGGTGGAACGGTTCGGCTCGCGACTTTTTTTCATGGGGTCGCGCATCACGGCCGGGATCACGACGCCGATCGTGGGGCTAGGAATCGCCCTGA